TAACCGCCCATCATTGAAGCGCCGCCTTCTGCGCCGCCGCCCATTTGCTCCATCATCTTTTCCATCATCTTCATCATAATCATCATCATAATCAGCTTCATAAGCTTTTCCATATCCATTTGGTTGGATTCGCCCATCTGACCCATTTCGGATCCGCCACCGATTTGAAGGCTCTGTTCCGAACTCATATTCTGAAAAGAACTGACCTCGTTTGTAATGTTAATGTTGATAGACTGACCATCATTTCCACCTTCGGGTGTGCCACCCATCTCAACACCTTTGTTATTTTCACTTCCTACTGCTGCCCCACCATCTGATGGCGTGACTCTTTGGCTGGACGCTGGGGCTGCGGCTGCACCGCCACCGCCACCGCCTACTGCTGCTGCACCTGACATAGTTCTTCCTCCCTTCCTTGTCTTCATATTCTCAGGAGACTCCCTTGAGAAACTCTTCTATTAAACTTATATAGATAAGTATACTCGGAAAGGTTTTTGCCCTCATTTAAATAAGATTGCACTATATCTAACTCACTGTTATTCGTCTTGTTTCTCCTCACCTCCCTGTGACTGTGCTCCAGTTTTATGGGTGCATATTTATATCTCTCAGATGACTTGGGATATGTTGGATTTTTTCCATTACGAGGACCCCGGATTCCCATTTCGTGGAGCAGCACCTTAGATCGGATTCTCGCCATCGTTTCGCCGTAGTCAAAGATTTGTGTCTGAGCCTCGGTTAAATGTGAGATGACTAGTAGATCGCTATTTCCTTGCTTCGCCCCGTTTCTTTGCGAGGGGTAGAAAAACATTTCGGACACAAAGTTGTCATCCGTCTTTACATATTCTAGGTGGTTATCCCCACAAGATCTAATGTCTATCCAGTCAAAAACTTTATACTTGTGGAAAGTATTTTTAATCTTTATTACCTCGCCAACTTCATAATAGTAGTTACGGGATTTGGTCTTGACCACGACCAGATCATTCTCTTCTCTGATGGCTATGTCTTTTAGACCAAATGGTAGCAGACCCGAGCAAGACATTACAAACACTAGCCGGTTCCATAGTTCTAGTTTGGGTGTTCCAAACTTGGCGGTTCCGTCTAGGCTGGTCATGTTTATCTCTATTTTCTCGTGGTTAAATAAGTGTAGCGGGAAGTCAAGAGGCAGAAACTCAAATGGTGTAGGCTCGATAACTTCCTTGAAAATGAATGTGTAGTTGTTTAGGTAAGCGTAGATTAAGGCAGAAAGGTCAGTGCCTATTACAAGTTTGTTTACTTTGTAGTGGTGATTTTTCCGCATTTAATGTAGTCGGTCTCTTCTTTGTTCTCTTCTACATTATCATCAAACGATGGCTTTTTAAAGGATTCAGCAGCATCTTGTGGAATATCAGATTCTTTTTTAGTCCAGTTAGTAAACAAGTTTTTATTATTCAACTGCTTGAGAAGTTCTTCATTCTCTTCAAGTAGCCTCTCAAAGTCCTCGTCCTTATCAATCTTGATCTTGTATGTGATGTACTCAACGTCTTTTGGTTGTTCTGCAAACACGGGACCCGCTGTTGCCATAATACCAGCGATAACAATAATAGCAGCTTTCATTAAAATTTACCTCTTTACAAAAAAATAAGGCACGGGGAGTGCCTTTCTACCACTTGTGTGGTTTCGTTTGTAAATAGTCCTTAAGTATAGAAAAAGACATTATTTATTCTTCCTCTACGAACATTCCTACGACATAGTTTTCAAGAACGATTTCGTGCTCTTCCCCCGCCACGTTTACATTCTCGACCATAGACCCATCTACAACAACTTTTGTTCCTCGCTGATAAATAAGCTTCTGATAAATGTCGTCTCGTTTGCAATCTGCCGCACAAGCCAGAACCGTTGCCACAACATACTTATCCTTTGGAATCACATATCCCTCGGGCAAGAGGACGCCGCTATTGTCAGCGTCCTCTTGCTTTTGGGTTTGAACTAGAAGGTATCTATTCTGTGGATTAAACTTCATCTTACCCCCTAGTATGGAACCTTAGCTACTTTCTCGTACATATCAAGAAGTTGCTCAATATCCTCATCGTTCTTTAGCATACGATAAGCGCGGATGGCAGAAGACATTTCTTCTTTACTCAGCCACCCATTCTGAACATAGCTCTTTTTAAGATCTTTGCGATGCTCTTGGTAGGGCAACATCTCTGCTTCTACTTCGGCGAGGGCACGAATAAAGTTTCCAATATACTCTTGTTTAGTTTTATCGTCAGACATTCTTTCCTCCAGTTGTCTAAGTTACATATACATAATATACATTTCTACGAAAATGTCAAGAACTTTTTTAAGTTATTTCACAAGCACCACCAGCGCAAGCAAGTTCGCCTGACAGGTCAGTGTTATCATCTACCTCGATAACTTTTGTCAAGTCTACTTCTTCTAGAGTAGCCAACATAGCCTCGTAGGTTTCCTTAGAGCAGTCTTCAAATGGTGCCTGCTTGTAAGTTCCGCCGTCGTATGGAAGAACTGACAACCCATTGTAAACCTTTCTATTTTCCCACATCCACTCGCCGACATCAGCCCACTCTGCTTCTTTAATAGAAATAGTGGCGGAGACATTGTGAGTATTCTGACCACTGCGAGTGCCGGGATTAACCCAATCGTTACTAATCTTGGCTACCCTTCTAAGTAACTGTAAGGCGCTTTCAGTTCTCATAATGGCTCCCTCTGGTGCCCTCTGTGGAATTGAAATGACGGCTGTGTCGTGTGGTCTAAAGTATTCGTCTTCAATCATATCTGGATGGAAGACGGAAAGATAAGTGTAGATCGCTTCATTCTTTCCAACGCGGAGGCGTCGGATGTAATAATCATTGTGCCAAGCATGGATACCACTAGATGTTCCAAGGGTTAAAGATGTTGTCCCCGCTGGCTTTACAGTTGTAGTCCTTGCTGCCATGTTTATATCCAAAAGCTTTGCCACTCTTTGGTTTTCCAACTTCACAACTTTAGCCGCCTCTTTTGTGTCTAGCCCAAGGACTTTGCCAGATGCAATCCCAGTCATACTTACCCCTATGAGAGCTTCTTTCTCAGTGGTACGACGCCAAACGTCTCGAAGGTAGTGAAAGTCTGTGTAGCCAGCCTGAAGTGTGCCAATGAAAGCGGCGGCTTTTACACGACCATTCAATTCGTCTTGACTCTCAACATCACTCACATTCACCTCTGTTAGATTACAGAACTGATATGGTCGTAACGCGATTTCACAACAAGGGTTTGTCCCCCAGTCTTTATCATTAGAAAAATAAAATCCCGGTTCTCCACTGCCCGATTCTTTAACTCTCTCCCAGAGATCTTGAAAGTATTCTTTGGTAATTCTGTGACGGAGCAGTACTACTGAGTTGTTTGCTCTGCCTCTTTGTGGGCTGTGCTCCCACCAATTGCCAGACTTGGCTGCGATCATTTCGTTATCATCCGCAGAGAATAGAGATATGAGTGCTGCCCTGCGTATGCCCCCAGCCAACACCGCATCTGCAATGTGGCATATCATATCGTGGGCTTCAATAGTGGACAATTTGTCTCCGTTTTCTTTGGCTTCAAACATTCCCTGAAGTTTAACTAGGCACTCCTTAAGAGGTTGAGGACCGGGGGCTTTACCTCCGGATGTGACAAGTCGAGCACCTTTGGGTCTGATGTCAGAGTAGTCAAACCTTAGCCTTGAGCCACCCTTAAAGTAAGATTGAACAAGCGCATTGACCGCATCTGCCCAGCCCTCAATAGAATCATTGACCAAAAAGCGGCGGGTTCTCTTGGAGGCTGGCTTTTGAATCTCTGGTAGTTTTTCTACGTGGTGTTTTTGTACGCTATAGCCAACGCCTGTGCCACCTAGAAGCAAAAACATAATCTCGCTAAATACTCGCCAGTCGTCAATGGGTGCAAAAGCGCAGTTGTAAATACGGTTTGGTGCCACTTCAATTGGCTTACCTCCGAACTGCATTGAACGCATAGATGGTAAGACCTTTTTATCATACACCATTCTATAAGCCGACTCAATCTCTTCTCTAAGATCTGGATAGCTTTTTATGTGCATTGCCTTGTTTCTATCAACGATTTCTGTCCACGTCTCTCTTCTTTCTTTTTCTGGCATGTATCTGGCGTACTTCATATGGACGGTGATGTCCGACAGAATATCTCGTGCCACCTTATCTTTATCTGTCATTCGTTAAACCCCTTATTTTAGTTTTTTATATTTCTCTCGTAATGATTCGCTCTGAGTTTTAACAGTTGGAGCAACTGTGTTACCAGCAATACCCATAGGCAAAACTTTTATCTTCACATTTGAAGTATCCATCTTAATAGGGAATACTAGTCCGTCAGGACCATTCCTGTTCTTGGCTACAAAAAGCGTACCCTTGTTTGCTATTTTGTCTTCTTTCGTTCTAGAAATGGTAAAGATGAAATCAGCCACGAAACACTTATTAAATGCTTCCGAGATTGCTTCCATTGTGATAACTTCAGCGTTCAAACCACTTCTGTTTGTTTGTGAGGCAGTCCAGATTGGACACTCAAAGACCTGAGATAAACCTCGTAGCTCTTCATATATAGACTCTAGATCGTGTCTTTTCTCGCTTGTTCTTCTGGTAGTTACAGGTTTTAGAAGGTCAGCATAGTCAACAATGATCATATCTATATCTATGCCTCTAGATTTGATTCTTTCCAAATGATTTTTAATTGTCGTCGTAGTTGCTGTTTTTGTTGGATATTCTTTTATGATTACATTTCCTTCAATATCCTTAACCTTATCATAAATCTGCTCTTTGAAGTGAAACATATCCTTCAGCTTGACACCTGTGATACAACTATCATAGCGACCAGCGATAGATGTATCAGCCATCTCAAGACTATAATGAATGACTGTCTTGCCTAGTTTTACTGCTTCTGCCCCAAGATGTACCAGAGCCATAGATTTACCAGCCCCAGTTGGAGCAATGACAACACCCAACTCTCCATTACCTAATCCATCCTTACAAATCCCATCTATCTCTTTCCAGCCTGTTGTGATTGGATTTCTTTGTTTAATCTTAAATCTTTCTTCAAAGTCTAGCTTGTAGTCGTAGCCGAAGTTTACATCGGTTCCCAGCTTCAAAGCATCGTTTATCACTGTGCTAATCTCATCAAAGGAAGAGTTGTTAAGGAGTTTGACAGACTGCATCATTGCTTCTTTTAGTTTCTGCTTCTTACAGAAATCAAGCGAAGTCTCCTTGACATAATCACAATCCTCAATGATAGAGTGATCATTTAGCACACTTAGTAAGTATTCTCTGGCTTGTTCTTTTACTACATCATCTGCTATATCGTTCTTAATAAGTGTAGCCATAATCTTAAGTGATGGATACACTTCATATTTTTCTTTGTAATCGTATATACTTCTCACTATTGACTGGAGATACTTAAACTCTAAGAAGTTAAAGTCTAATACCTCTCCAATCTGATCTGCGAACACTCTCTCGGTCAAGATGAGGTAAGTCAGTTTGTCCTGAAATGTCTTACCAAACCTAGAGAAATCTGTTTTGTCTGTCATTTTCCTTCCTTACTTTGTACTACCATCTTGTTGAAGAGTGCGAACAAGTCATTCCAATCATAGGCTCCAAAGCCATCCTCAATCATCATTGCTCTAACACCAGACTTATTAAAGTTTAGTGCCGGGTCGTTTAACATTCGCCTGATGTACTGTGCGCTTTGGGCTGAAATGTTTGGAACATACAACTGCATCATCTTATAGTTCTTTTCAATTAGTTCTCTTTTTTCTACCGTGTTCCTAAAGACCTTGAGTTTGCTGTCAACACCCTCGGCATACTCAACTAGTTCTTGTATGGTGTATGATTTTTCCTCAGAAAGAAAAGGAAATCGCTTAGATACAGTCGCCAAACCCGCTCCGCCGATGCCGGGAAGGTTGTCACTCTTGTCACCTGCGATTGCTCTAGCAAGTGCGAAGTTTGTTGGGTGAATCTCAAACTGCTCTAGGATTCTTTTCTTGTTGAGAATCTCTTTCTGGATTGGTCTGTATAGAATAGTTGTGTCGTCGCATAACTGGATGAAGTCCTTGTCAGAGCTTAGGATAATTTTGTAGTCTTCCGATAGTGCCTGAGACTGGGATGCCAAGGCAATGATGTCGTCAGCCTCCACATTCTCAACATAGGACTGCATGATTGGCATTTCATTGAGGTATTCTATAATCCTTTCCTGTTGCCAGTTCTTGTTGTCTTCTTGTTCACCAGCAGTCATATTGTGGATGTCTCTGTTAAGACGAACAGGTTTGCGACCAGCCTTGTAGTTTTTATCTATAGACTTCCGCTTTTGGGAACCACCATCCCAAGCAACGAAGATTAGATCTGGGCTGATAGTCCTGCAAACAGATTGTAGTGATTTGA